CGGCGCAATCGGGGTTGGTGCGCTGGTCGTTTTCTTGACAACGGGATTATCAGCCAATTTGGCCTCAAGTTTCCCGATTTCTTTGGCCTGCAAGATAGGCTGCAACTTGGAAATACGATCAGCCTCTTTGGGGTTTGCCCCCAAGAAATAAGCCACATCAGGGCCAATTTCAGATGCTTGAATCGACTGAGCCATTACTTCAGTAATCCGAAGGTTGGGGTTGTACGCAACTTGCTCGAAGTCCTCGTACTTGTCCCTTGCTTCTTCTTCTCTGTCGCGGTAGCTCTCAAGAGTTTCTGACTGCTGTTTTTGAACCTCACGTTCGCGGAGAATTTCCTCGGCCTTTTGATAGGCCAACGCTTCGGCGTAAGCCTCTGGCGTGTCAGCGTTCTCCAATAACGGGGCAGGCGCTTGCTTTGCAGCAAACTCTCGTTCCATCTTGCGGCGTTCTCTTGCGAGACGCTTGCCGAATTCAGCGTTCAGTTCTTCCTGCGTAAACAGTTTCTCTGAGGGCGCCTCATCAGCTACTTCCGGCGTTTGGTCTTCTGGTTCAGGCGCTGCCGTAGCCACCTGTTCCGGCGCGGGTACTTCCGCTACTACTTCAACTTCTTCACTCATTGATTGAATCCTAAGATTCCCTGGTCAACGGGCCAGTACGGTTAAATGTTAATCGATGCCACTTTGTCTTGGAACGCCTTGATGCGTGCTTCCAGCGCAGCGCGGTCAGACGCCAACTGAGCTGAGTCGGCAAACAGCTTGGCTTCCTTGGCGTCCAAGGCGTCTTGCTGCGATTGAACTTGCTTTTCCCGCAGGCTTAATTCTTTGTCGCGGGCGCTAAACGTCGCCGCCGTATCAGTCTCGCGGGCGTTCAGTTCAAGCTCACGGGTGTCTTGCACCTTTTTTTTCGCCAATGCTTCAGCGTTCTTGACCTTGGCATCAGCCAAAATCCCCGCAGCGTCAGTCTTGGCAACTTCCAGCGCCGCCGCAGCGTCAGCCTTCAGTTTCACGGTGTCTGCCGCTGCCGACAAGGCGCCTTGACGGATTGCCAGTTCATCGCGCAGCGCAGCCATAGCCGCAAGGTCTTTCGGCATCTGCGTCGTGAAGTACGACAGATAGTCGGTGCCTGGGGTGTCGTTGATGATGTTCATGTTGCCACCTTATGCGTAGTAACTGATGTTCAGCTTGGCGCTGGCCGTCTGCTCAATAAACCGAATCTTGGTCAAATCGCCGTCGTATTGCAACGTCACACCAGCCGCCAGCGGCATACCGACCGAAGCAGTTGGGGCTACCTCGTCGTCACGCCACCGGACGCCCTGAGTCTCAGCCGTAATGATGGCAATACTAGGCTTGCATGACAAGCCGTTAACGTCAGTTGTTGGCACGGTGAGCGCAGTTGATGCAGTCAGGGTGGTGATCTGTTGGTAGCCTAGCCGAGTGGTTACAGCTTTGAGAGTGAGAGCCATTAAAATCTCCGTTCAGTAAACGATCTAATCTCGATCAAAGTCTGCAACAAAAGCCCGGGAGTTGGGGGTGCTGGTGTGTTGACCGCTATCATATCAACAATTACGTTGTCCAGCGCAAAATCCATTGTGCCAGTAATAGCTGCAGCCGCTTCTCTAACACGCAACAACACTACCGGCCCGCGCACGTTGGTAAGCGTGCCTGCGACGTTGGAGTCTACTGTCGGGGCTGTTGTACTAGAACCGCTGTTAACAACAGCATAGGCGCTGTAGCCGCCTAGGTCATTGCCTAGTGTCGTGTCTGGCTCGTTCAGTTCGACTGCTGTAGCGAACGTCGCGCCTGTGGCTGTAACCGCTTGCGCTGAAAACTGCGCTGGCGTTGTAACGTCAGTCGGGATGCACATGGCCCAGATAGCCATGTCTCCCGTTTCAAAATTTGTTGCTGTCGCCCCGTTGGTGAGCGCAATCGACATTGGCGACGTTGGCGTCGTGTCTTGCTGCCCGACTGCCGATCCATAACTGAGAGTGCCGCCGCCCGTAGGGATGCGAACAATAAACGCCCAAGCGACGCCGCTAGTGCCCGTTGCAACGGCTTGAGTGCCCGTCTGCCCAGTAACAGGCGTGTCTTGAGAATAGGCGCGGAGGTTTGTGTTGCCGGTGTCTGCACCCAGCGTCGCGCCGTAGCCGCCTGCCGCAAGAAGTTCTTCGCGTAATGTCCAGCCCGTTGGCGTGGTGGCCGTGCCGCCGTTGGCCGTGCTTGGCTTTTGGCCCAATAACAATAAAACAACGTCTGTTGACAGTATCCCCGTAGGGTAGGCAGGCGAAATTTGGGCGCTACCCGACCCCGTATAAACAGCGGTGCCTGCTACTGGAGTACCAAGTGCCAATTATGAGTTGCCCTCGGTAATCGTGGCAGAAGTGACGGTGATCGTGTCGCTGATGGCAATTGTTGTGTTAGTGATGTTGATGTTGCTGGCCGATACGCCGACCGTCAAACCCTCAATCACTATCGTTGTGCCATCTGACTTGTAGATGCGAGCGATCGCCGCCGTGCCAGCAGCACTTGCAGTTCCCGCCAAAATAGCGTTCAACGTCAACACACCGCCAGACGCAGCGGCAGCAAACGCCGACGCGCTACAAATGCACTCAACCAGTTGCGATGCGTAAGCTGCGGTGTAAATCCGCAGCTTGGCGCTGGTGCCAGCAAAAGTGGTGATCTGGTCAGCGCGGTTGTTCCGCAGCGTGGTGTTGAGCGTAATGGTCATGCCAAAAACCTGAGCTTGTAGAGCGTGCTGAGATACAAAGCAACAATCTCATCAATGATGTTCTGAATGGCGGTGTCTGACTTGTCGCAGACCTCGTACCGCATTTTTTCTATCTCATCAAGCTGGCCTTGCAGAAAATCTATAATGTTCGCGGTTTTTTTATTCGCCGGAACAGCAATCTGCCCAATTAAGCCGTGTCTGCCGGAGTACGCCTCCGCAAACGAGTCTGCCAAATCAATGATCTCATCGTAAAACGTGTTCAGCGCCATGTGCTTGCTGAACGAGCGGGTGTTGAGATGGGTGCTGTGCGCTACATTCCGGCTAAGGAACAGCAGGCCGACAAACTGACAGGCGTTCATTGTTGGAACCCTTCCATAGGCATTTGCTCTGGTGGCATTTGCTGCTCCATTGGCATCTGCTGCTCCATGCCCTCTTGCGGCATCTCAGCACCTATGTCAACGTCCTGCCCAGGCATCTCTGCAATCAGATCACCGCTGGTAATCATGCCGTGGATGGTGCCCAACACGATCTCTTGAATCTGGTCTGGCGACATACCGGCCTGCACGGCAGAGATGCGCTTAGTCTCAGCCTCAAACGCCTTGATCTTGGCTTCGTAGTCCTTGCGCTCTTGCTCTTGCACCTCGATGGACTTGCCAACATTTTGCAGCATCTGGTGCATCTGCTCCATCTCCTGCCCCATCGCCTCCATTTGCTGCTGGGCGGCTTGCAACTCAGGGTTGTCCTCGCCGTCGCTCATCAGCTTAGGATCAATGGTGCGGGCAAAGCGTTTCGCCATCTCCTGCGCCCCAGGCCAATCCATGTTCTTGACAAACAGATCGCCAGCCACAGCCCACAGTTGCGGGTTGCCTTGCAACAGTTGGCTCATAGCCTCCAACGCCTCTTGGCGCTTGGTTGCGTAGCCTGGGCCGGTGACGGCCACCACATCGTACTTACCCACGCTCAGGTTGTAGATTTTCTCAATCACAATGCCGGATTGGTCAACGATCTTGTTGACGGGTTGCTGCTGGTCGGGATTCACCCTCACCATCTTGGTGTCGCCGTTTTCGCCAATGATCCGAGCCACGCGCTGCGTGTCGTAAATCTTGGGGATCAAGTCCACCAGTTGCCGAGCAACGTTTCGCACGCTGCGAGCCAAGTTATCACCGTAGTGATATGTCCCAACGTCACCCTCGCGCTGGCGGGCCAGAATCGCCTTGCCAGAACGCTCGTTAGACCCCATGCCCAGCGAGGCGTTGTACTGCCCGGTGGTCGATTTGATGTCCTCAGAAGCGCCTGCCTTGGCCTGCAACAGCCCGGATGACGCCATCGGCGGCTGGGCACGCTGCGGCAACGGCAAAACAGCGCCTTGACCATCAGTTACGTCAGGGTTGACCTCCAAATACGGCCAGTTTTGCGTGTTGGCGGTCTTCCATTGGGTTTCGTACCCCTCAAACTGCCCGCCGTACCCGATAAACGGTGCTTTCGGGGCCAAAGCAAGCATTTCTGCCTCTTGGCTAACCCAATAGTTGTACATCCGCTGCGCGTCCTTGGCATTTCGCACCAATCCGCTGACATACAGACGCCCATCAACCTCGTATTCGTTGCCGACAACCCGAATGACCGGAATACACTTCCCGGCCCAGTCGTTTTGCTCCAAGACCTCGTAGCCGTTGATCTTGCAGTACTTGACTTTCGGCCTGTCTGACTCGCGTGAACGGATCGGCTTACCGAAAAACGCCTTCAACTGCTTGTCTTCCGGCGTACCAGCAAACGCGGTCTGGTTGCCTGGGTACAGATTTAGCGTAGCGCGGTCGTAGTCAATGTAGTAGTAGTCTGCAACGCGGATCGTGTCTTCGTTCAGCCAGTTGCTGATGGACTGATCACCAACACCCAACGATTGCAACGTCGTCACAGGC